GAACTTCAAAGATTAGGTATTACTGATCCAGAAGAGATTGACAGACACTTATACTATGCTCATAGAGGTCACTTAGCTGATTACTTACAGTCACAAGGAACAACTATGAAGTTTGGTATGTTATTAGCTCTTTTCAAAGATGCTCAATTTGCAAAAAGAAGAACTGATTTAAAAGTTGGTGTTGTAAAAGCATTGCATAGGATAATACCTATGGCTTTAGCTCCGTTTTTTCCAATAGCTGCACTCTTAGGCATGATACTTGGTTCGACAAGAGCCTTTAATAAAATATTAGCTCCTATACTACAAGATTCATCAGATACTTATGAGGGTTTCTTAAAACAACTTGTTGATAGATCTATGAAAGTTGCTGAAGGTGAAATACCAGTTAAAGATAGATTTACAAGAGCTTTTGTTGTATCTGATAAATTAGTAACAGCAATCAGACCTGAAATACTTCAAAATTTTGCAAACTTTCTTTCTAACAAAATGAGTTTAGAAGATCCTGGAAAAGAAGTTCCAGAAAACTATATTGAGAATGAGTTAAAAGATTATTTGAATCGTAATTTTCAAGTAAATCCTCCTATACCACTTAAGCCAGATAGTCGTTTTCCAGATATGCCGGAATAAACAAATTTTCCTTTTTACTATATACATCTAAAAAAATTGTAATTTTCATGTCTGTAGATAAGAAGTTTCAGAAGTTAGATGATATTGAACACGTAATTTTAAGACCTGGTATGTATATTGGTTCTATCAAACCACATACATCTAATAAATGGTTAATCAACAACGGTTCAGTAGAACTAAAAGAAACTACATACAATCCAGGATTCTTAAAGATATTTGATGAAATCATAACTAACTCAGTTGACGAATCTAAAAGAAAAGGTTCTAAATTGAACACAATAAAAGTAAATGTTGATAGTAACCTAATAAAAATCTGGGACAACGGTGGTATTCCTGTAGTTCAACACTCCGAACATAAAGAGTGGATACCAGAAATGATATTTTCAAATCTGAAAGCTGGTTCGAACTTCGATGATACCGAGGCTCGTTCTTGGGCAGGAACTAATGGAGTTGGTTCCACACTTACCAATATTTACTCTAAGTCATTTTCAATTTCTACCTGTGATGGTAAAAAACAATTCTTTCAAACTTTCTCAAATAATATGAGAGTAAGAACAGAACCAAAAGTTTCAAAATCATCTAAAAATCATACAGAGATTTCATTTGTAACAGACTTTGAAAAGTTTGGTATGACAGAAATTGACCAACATCATTTTAAAATGATTGAAAAAAGAGTCTATGATTTAGCCGCTTGTAACACTCATTTAAAAATCTATTTTAATGACACACTACTTAAGTTTGACTCATTTGAGGATTATGTTAAACTTTATGTTAAAGACTATTTCTATGAAACTCTTAAAGATAAAACTTGGTCTGTTGGTATCGCATTATCTGAGAATGGCTTTCAACAAGTAAGCTTTGCCAACTCTACAGAGACTTATGACGGTGGAACTCACGTTGATTATATAATGAATCAAATTATATCCTCAATGAGAGAGTTCTTTATGAAAAAACATAAAGTAGATGTCAAACCATCAGAACTTAAGAACCATATGTTTCTATTTTTAGATTCTACTATAATTAATCCATCCTTCTCTTCACAGACTAAGGAAAAGTTAATAACTGAAGTGAAAGACTTTGGAACTACCTTTGAAATATCTAACAAGTTAATACAAAGTATCTTAAAATCAGAAATAGTTAATTCTATCTTAGACTGGATTCAACAAAAGAAATCAGCAGAAGACTCAAAACTACAAAGAGAATTAAATAAGAAACTTTCTAAAATCAAAGTAGAGAAACTAATTGATGCCAAAGGCAAAGACCGTTGGAAATGTTCTATTGGACTTTTTGAAGGAGACTCAGCAATCTCTGCTTTTAGAAAATATAGAACACCAGAGACGATGGGAGCCTTTGCACTTAAAGGAAAATTTGTAAATGTCTCAGAAATGACTAATCAAAAACTTGTCGCAAATGATGAGGTCGTAAATTTAATGGCGGCTATTGGTCTTAAATTAGGTCAACAAATTGAATTGAAGACTTTAAGATATGGAAGAATCTTATTTTATGTGGATGCTGACGTTGATGGTAATTCTATTGCTGGTCTTTTGATAAATTTCTTTTACAAATACTGGCCCGATATGTTCGATAGAAAAATGATTTATAAAGTTGAAACACCAATAGTAGTTGCTATTCCAAAACAAAAAAGTAAAAAGAAAGAACTTTTTTACTCTCAGAATGAGTATAATGACTGGGAAATTAAGAATGATTTGAAGCAATATGAAATCAAATATAAAAAAGGTTTAGCTGCACTTGTTGATGATGAATATCAGGATATAATTAATAATCCTCGTATGACACTTATAACTAAAGATGATTTGTCAAGAGGTTCTTTAGATGTTTGGTTCGGAAAAAACTCAGATTTAAGAAAAGTAGAATTATTGAAGTAATGAAGTTTGTATTAAAAGTTGAAGGTGTTGAACACAATTCACAACTAATTACTATTGATACTAAAAAAAATCAATTGATTGATAACATAGACGACTACATCAAAAATAAAGATTCACTGGCTATATATGATGGTCGGGAAGTATTCGCTGAGTATTTAGGTAAATCCAGAATAGACGGAGAACCAATGTTTAGAATAGATACTTTACAGTTAGATAGAGAAGATAAAATTTCTGAAATTCTAAAATAAATCTTATATTTGCGATTATGAGAGGTCGTGCTTGGAGAAGACATAAAGAGGAATTGATTGTCAAAAAAAGACTCAGTAGAAACTTGTATGTATATTACTGGAAAATGTTAAACGCAAATCACTCATTGACCAACTCACCAAACCTAATTGATTTTGTGGGACTCAAAGAATATTTTTTATCAAAAACTTTGACAACAGAAAGATATGATACTAAAAATAAAGTCAAATTTTCACCAAACAGAAATAAGAATTACTGGAGAGACCATAAAAGAAATACAAGAGAATATCACAAAAAAATTCTACAAGATATTTTAAAAGATAATGGAATTAAATAAACTCATACCAACTAAACAAAGACATAATCGTGATTGGTCTGTTACCAAACAATTCGTTCTGTTTAGGAAATTACATAACATTCCAGTTTGTTATATAGAGGATGATATAGTTTGGATTTTTTTAGATTTAAGAATTAGAAGACAAATTGTAGATTTGATTAAACACGTATTAGGTTTAAAAGTAAAATTCTACTTTACTCACCCTGAATATTCCAATCCCGGGCAAGATATTGAAAATGATAAAATACCATTACATTATTTTAGATGTTATGCTGACTCTAAGTTATATAAAGATTTAAATAAAATTGATTTTGATTTTATTTCAAATGTTGTTCAGTTTACAAAAGAATTCAGTGACTTTGAGACTCTAAAGAAAAGTTTTTACCAAGTTCAAAAAGAGGTTAATAAAAACTGGTATGATTATTATTCACAAAAACATATTTGGGACTATCCTGACTATATTAGAGAAGAGTTTAGAACTCTATGGAGAGAAATACAAATAAATAATATCTTGTGAGTTTTTAATATATAAGATATGATTATTAAAAATTATGGTGATTTCATCAACGAACAAAAGTTGTTCATTTATCACACCACTTTTAAGGTTTATGATTTACTTGACAGAGGTCTTTACAAAAACTCTCAGATAAAAAAATGGATGAGAATGTACGACTTTGATGAGTATGCTCATTGTGTCTTGGTAACAAAGTCAAGACCGACTTCTTCCGAAGAAGATAGATTTATTGGACTACCAAAATCTGATTTAAGAATTAGAAATGCTAGATTCTTTGATTCTGAAATAAAAAAACATGCTGGTTATATGCCAGAAGACTCAAAAAAATTAGTCGAAAATGGTCAAGAGATTTTCCTCTATGTTTTTAAGAAAAACTCTAACGAAAAAAACAGAGCTAGGCAATTACACGGTTTTATATATGAAGGTGATGTAAGAAGATACAACGGTCTTAAGAGATATGATAAAACTCACCAGTGGGACGCTGAAGGTGGAATGGATAAAACTTATCTGACTTGGAGAGCAGAAAGTGGTAAAAGAGTTGAATTGTTTGAAAAAGGTTCTTATCATAATTTAATCATAGAAGATCCTGTATCGGGTATAAAAGATGTAATCTGGTCACCAAAGGAAGGACAACAAAAATTTGATTTATATCCAGATTTTTTCTCAGAAATCAGAAACTGGAGTATCAAATGTATGAAAATAGGAACAGATATTGAAATGGGTGATTTCAAAAGAATATCTGGTCTAGAGATGATTGGTGGAAAACTTAAAATAAAGAAAACGACTGCGGAAAATTTTATGTTGGCAGTTGGCTTTCACGATGGCATAGACAAGAAAAATATAGTTGAAGAGTATATTATACTGATGCCGGTAAAGGTATGGAATACTTATCTACCAGACTTAGTTTCTAAGAAAGATGATTTTGAAAAAATGTATCACGAACTTTTATCTCACAGACTTAAAGGTGAAAGAACAATAGAACAAGAAGCAGCTTGGCTACAATTTAGAAGTACTTACAAAAAGTTATCAGAAGAAAATACTATCAAACTTAGATTCAAAAGAGATTCGAAAGGTCAATTAAGAATACAATCAGCAATTTCTTATAATGAATTCAAAACAAAGGTTCTTCAAAATCCACACATAAAAATATACTAAACTTTATAAACTTTTTTTACTAAAAAAGTAGTGAAAAGAATACTTAAATCCGATTTAGATAAATTTTATACCAAAAGAGAACTGGTTCAACATCTGTTAGAAAAAATTAATTTTTCTGATTATGAACTAGTTATTGATCCGTGTTGTGGTGACGGAGCTTTCTACTCACAGATTACTCACAATAATAAAATTGGGATTGATATACTTCCACATATTAATGGTGTAATAACACACGACTACTTAACTTGGGACTACTCAACTATAACAACACAAAGAGAAAAAGTTCTAATTGTTTCAAATCCACCTTTCGGAAAACAAGGTTCATTAGCTATGAACTTTATGAAAAGAAGCTCAGAGTTTGCCGACACAATTGCTTTTATACTACCATTAAGTTTTGCAAAACCAAGTTTCAAAAATAAAATTCCAGAATATTATCATTTACAATACGAAGAAGTTTTACCAGATGATTCTTACTTACTTGACGGTGAAAGTTATAGTGTTAAATGTGTTTTTCAAATCTGGAAGAAATCTGATAAAAAGAGGCAAAAGATTCAATCTGCACAAAATTTAGGATACTCTTATACAAAAGACAAAACTTTAGCAGACTTTGCTGTAAGAAGAGTAGGAGTATATGCTGGAAAAGCTTTTAGAGACTTAGATAAATCAGAACAGTCTCACTATTTTCTTATCTTGGATGATAAGAATAAAATTGACGAAGTTATTTTAAGACTTCAAAATCAAGATTGGACTGATTTGACTGTAGGTCCAAGATCAATCTCTAAAGGAGAACTAAACACAGTTATTAATAAAATTTTAAATGCCTAAAAGTATTTTAATTTCTGGAACATCTGGCCATATCACCACAACTACCGGTGGTAATGGAGTTTACTATTCGAGTGGAGTTTCTGGAACTTTTGGTCCGTCTATAGTAAAACTTCATATTTTAGGAGAAGACTATGAACTTAAAAATTCATACAACGACAGCACGTTGGCAATAACAATAGCAACACTTAACGTATTGAAAAGACCTTTTTGGGAGGAGCTCAAAAAACAATCGATAAAGTTTGATAAAGATTTAGAAGAATTTATTGAAGAGAGACTTAAGGTTTTAGATAGAGATGTGAAATTGCAAACATTATTACCAAAGCAATCATAAACTTACATTTTATAAATCACTATAAATAAAAAATAATTATATTTTAATGATATGTGATTTAGTAATAGATGGAAACTACATCTTGAGTAGATTAGTTTTCACACTTCACAAAAACAACCTATTGTATGGCGCTTTACATAAATCATTAGAAAACGCGATTAATAACTACAGAAAGTGGTATCCGTTCGCTAATGTGTATTTAGTATCTGACTCTAAAGAAAAATCTTGGAGAAAACAACTTACCAAAGCTTATAAATCAACTAGAAAAAAAGACTCTGACATTGATTGGTCTTTTGTCTATGGAGCTTATGATGAATTTAAACAATCGATGCAAAACTTAGTAACAATTCTTGAAGCCCCTCATGTTGAGGGTGATGATTGGATTTCTTTTTTATCGACTAAAGCTAATTCAGAAGGTCGTTCTACAGTTATAGTTTCAAATGACTATGATATTAAACAAATTGTAAGTTGGAACTTGGATCCACTTTATATTAATATTATGACCAATGAGATGTATAATAAAGAAAAATTGTTTATGCCCAAGAATTATCAAATTTTCATTTCTAATGTCAGAAACCTACCTAATAATGACATTTTCAATTTGAACGACAATGTTGAGTTTTTAGGTTTACTTGATAGATTTTTAACAAAGTATGAAATAGTTGAGATTGATCCTATGGAATCCTTAGTGATAAAAATTATCTCAGGTGACCAGTCTGATAATATCGGATCTGTTTGGTCACAGGTGAAAAATGGAAAGAAAAGAGGTATCGGAGCCAAAGGAGCTAAAACAATTTATGATAACTACTTAACTGAGTTTGGTGAGATTAATCTTGAAGACCCAGATTTGTATGAGAACATAGCAGATTTAATTTGCGAAAAGAAGAAATTGAGTAAGACTCAAATTGAAACAATTGTAGAAAATATTAATAGTAATGTCAAACTAATAGATTTAAGATTACAAAATCTACCAGATGAGATTATTGAAAAAATGGAATCTAAATACGTTGCTAAATGATAATTGAAAACCATCTACTCGCAGTCACAAACGCGATGTTTAAAGATAAAAAAGATTGGAAGTGGGTTAGTGATGAACAAAAGAATGAATTCTTTTTCATCATTAATCGTCTTCTATCAAAAAGATTTCCTGATGAAGCACAACTTTTAAATCTCAAATTAATAGATAAAGTAGCAGGTCTTGACCTCTGGTATCACTTTATGAAAGACAAACCTTATCCAAGTTGGATTTGGTCTAAAAGTGAAAAGGATAAAGGTCCCTTAGCAGATTCTGACTACAAATTACTACTAGATAAATTTAAAATTAAAGACATCGATTTAGATTACTTAATTGAACATCACTTTGATTTTATAAAAGAAGAATTGAATTATTTTAAAAAATTAGAAAAACAATAAATTAAATATAATATGATGACAACTCAAATTGAAAAAACAACAATGAACTGGTATATTGTAAGAGCACAAGCCAATCGAGAAAAATCTGTATCTGAAAGAATTATTAAAGATGGTGAAAACGGAGACTTAATGGGGAAAATTGGTCGAGTAGTGGTTCCAACCGAAAAGTCGTTTCATCTTAAAAATGGTAAAAAAGTTCAACGAGAAAAAGTAATGTATCCTGGTTACATCTTTGTTGAGACTAATGCTGTTGGTGAATTGAAATACTATCTTAAAGGTGTAAATGGTGCAACTGGTTTTCTCACTTCTCGTGACAAAACGATTCAATCATTGACACAAGCTGAAGTTGATAGAATGTTAGGTATCCAAAAACAAAAAGAAGAAAGTATTGAAATGGGTAATCAATTTCTTCCAGGTGAGGATGTCAAAGTTTTAGATGGACCATTTGCTAATTTTGTTGGAACTATCGAAAGTATGAAAGATCAAAAAGTTAAGGTTGAAGTAATGATTTTTGGTAGAAAAAATCTCGTTGAACTTAACGCTCTTCAAATTGAAAAGTACTCTGGTCAATAAATTAATCTGATGACAAAGCAAAATAGATATGATATAACTTATCTTAATATGGCCACTGAGTGGTCTAAACTTTCTCATTGCTCAAGAAAACAGGTTGGTGCTCTTATTGTAAAAAATGGAATGATAATATCTGACGGATATAATGGCACTCCAACCGGTTTTGATAATTGTTGTGAGACCGATGAAAATGAAACTCATTGGTATGTTATTCACGGTGAAGCAAATGCCATTCTCAAATGTGCTAGAAACGGACAATCTTGTGATGGAGCAACTCTTTACCAAACTCATTCACCTTGTAAAGATTGTTCAAAGTTGATACTTCAATCAGGTATAAAAAGATTAGTATATTTAGAAGATTATAAAGATTCATCTGGACTTAATTTTCTTAAGGACGCTGGATTAGAAATAGTAAAATACTAATGGAAGAATTAATTAAAGCAATAACTAATTTTGACCAGATAAATAATATTTATCAGAATAATCTGTTTACTTTAAAATCAATATCTCAACACTTAGGTGAATGGAACTATTTATCTGAAGATGAGCAGTATAAATTAGAAAACCACACTACTGCTGATAGTTACTTAAATGGAAACATAGAAGAATATTATAACAGTCTTAAAAACTATAATGGTTCGGAAAAGTTCGCTTATGGAGAGATAACAAAAAATGGAGCCGAATCTATTTATAAATGGATGAAATCAAATATTGGTATTGGTGAAAATGATGTTTTCTATGATATTGGTTCAGGTCATGGAAAAATGGTCATGCACTTTGCCCTAATCTCAAATTTTAAGAAACTTGTTGGCATAGAGTTAGACAATCTGAGGTATAAATATTGTTTAGAGATACTAAGTCAGATACAATGTGATAATGTTACTTTTATAAATGATGATGTTTTAAATTGTGACATCTCAGATGCTACTCACGTATTTATAAACGATGCTTTGATGTCTCAAGAACTTATACACTCAATTTTTTCCAAATTGAAACCAGGCACTCATATTATTTCCATTGAAGAAAATAATTTTAAACCATTAGCAAATTTTGATGTTGAAGTAAGTTGGATGCCAATAGAACTTCCATTCAATTACTACTTAAAGTAATTCAACTTCGATTGATTGATACTCTGATTTTCTCATCATAAATTGAGTATACTCTAATCTAAATATTTTCATATCTTGAAAAATATCAGAAAATAAAAACTCAATTTTATTACCGGGATAAAAACCTCTTTCAATTAGAATTAAATATAACTCACCAGGTTTTACTTTGGAAATAACGGCTATCTGTCCTCGTTTAAGATTTGACAGTTCCATTCTTTTCTAATTTCTCTCTTTCAATTCTTTCAGATTCTATTTCTTCAGGATGAAGTAAACCTCGACCATACTTGATAAATCTATCATGATATCTAGACTTTACTCTATCTGAGATAGGAATGGGTGAACCTTCTTCATCTAATTTAACAAAAACCATTTTTGTAGAACACACAAGATTCTGTTTTCCAGTATGGACATTATGTTTTCTAGCTTCTAAATTTATTGTGATTGAAGTTTTACCAAAACGATCAACAGAAGCGTATATCTTAATTAGATTTCCTACTTTTACAGGACTCTGAAACACAACTTCTTCAATTTTTTTTGTTACCATTTTTGCCGAATCACACACTTGACAAGCGTATGCTGCAGCTGCTTCATCTAAAAACGCCATCATATTACCACCAAAGAGGTTACCGTGCACTCCTAAGTCAAGTGCCATACATATTTTTGTTGTTACTAGTTCCATATAAATTATATACTAAATCAACATATATGTTTAACTTTTGATTAGTTGAAATTGTTGTCTATATCTGATAACTGCGAGGTCTTTTGCTTTTGCTTCAATCTCTGTATCAAAATCAAGGCCAAATGTTTTAATTTCTTCATAGATATAATCAGCATGTGCGGTTTGTTTTCCGGTAAAATCTTCCAATGTTTTTGGTGAACTCATATGAGTTAATGGTCTAACATCACCCCAGGTTGAGTAGGCTAATCTAAGTGCTTCTTCCATAGTTTGGTCTTGTGGACCATAGTTGAAATGGTGTTGGTCAAATACAATCGGAATACCGATTTCTTTATGAATCCAATCATACAACATTTTTACAGAAAACTGATTTGGTGAGTCGTCATTTTCGATGGTCAATCTTTTCTTACAAGACTCTGATAGTAATTGAAAACTCTCACAAAATTTCTTAGCCGCGTCAAAAGTAGTAGGCTTTGTAGTACCAACGTGTATGTTGATTGGATAGAATGTAGATTGGTCTAGTCCCATCAAATCCATAATATAAGCATGTTGATCTAATTCAGCAATTGCTCGGTAAATTACTTCTTGTCTTTCAGATGCCATTACATTGAACGGACCTGGATGATACGATACTCTAATATTATTTTCTTTGACTTTATCACCAATACGTTTAAGTAGATTTTTGATTGTCTCAAATTCCGGTAAGTCGTCAAACATATATTCGGACATCCAAGGAAATGAATCAGAGGACATACGATAAACATAGATATCATTTTGTAGGTTCCAATCTAATACTTTTATAGTGTCTATAAGATTTAGAATGATAAGCTCTGAAACATATGGAAGTCCTTTTGAATCAAAGGTTTTTCTCACCATACTTCGGTTTACTAATATTTGTTCTTTCTTTTTTTTGCCTTGATTACATCCGAGTGGAATACAGCAGTATCCTAAATTTTTCATATTTACAAATTTATGAAAAATTAATCTAAAGAACAAATAACCGTCAGTTTTTCTTGACCTCTTTGCACAATTTTCACGGGAAATCCCCACAAATGTTTGATATGTGGAAGAACTTTATCAACTTCGTTTAAGTCAAGCTCTTTAGAATCAACTGGTGTATATTCTAAAGTAAGACTTCTATTACCATAAACATCAACATTATAAACTTGAATATCTGGAACATATCGACTTCTATTATAAAATTCAGAAAGTGATTGTCTAACTTTTCTATAACCTTTTTCATTATGTATAGAACTAACTTTATAAAAGTTACTTGTTTGTTCATCAGATAATTCAAAAAGTCTCATATCACGCATGACTTTCGGAGACAAATACTGTAAGACAAATGTCTCATCTTTAAAGTTCTCAACAATATAAAGGAATTGTTCTTTCCAATTTCCTTTACCTGCGATTTCTGGAAACCACTCTAAATCCTCTTTAGTTGGATTGAGTGACATACGTTTCAAATCTGAAAAAATATTAAATCCTAAAGTATAAGGATTAAGTCCTGAGTAAAACTTAGAATCAAATCCAGGTTGAAATACTACGTTTGAGTGATGATGCATAAACTCTAACATAAACCCATCATCTAAATATCCTTCTTCAAACATTTTGTTTACTATTTCATAGTGAGTAAATGTAGCACATCCTTCGTTTATTACTTTAGTCTGACCTTGTGGATAAAAGTATTGTGATATCTTTCTTACGATTCTAACAATCTCTCTTTGCCAACCTTTTAACTTAGGTGAATTCTTTTCAATGAAATAAAGTATGTTTTCTTCTGGCTGAGCTGGAAATTTTTCTTTTCTTTTTCTTTTAACTTCTTCTTTTGGAAGAGTTCTCCAAATATCATCAAGTAGAATTCTATCATCTTCGATTTTCTTTTTCAATCTTTTTGCTTCTTCAAAAGGTGTTAATTTGGTTGGTTTTTTATATTTATCTACTCCGTAGTTCATAAGAGCATGACAAGAATCTAAAACCATTTCAACTTCTTCATAACCATATTTCTCTTCACATTTAGCAATAAAGTTTTTAGCAAACAACATGTAATCTATAATGGAGTCTGCTTGTGTCCATTGTTTAAAAAGATAGTTATTCTTAAAAAAAGCATTATGGCCCTGGCAGGCATGTGCTATAACTAAAACCATTTGACAGGTTGTATTTTCCTCCATGTTATATGATATGCAAGGATTTGAGTTAATAACAAGTTCCAGAGCAAGACCCATTCTACCTTTTTTATATTGATTATTGTTCATAACAAAATCTTTTCCGAATTTCCAATGGTTATAAGAAAGAGGGAGTCCTATAAGTGAATAAGCATCTAGCATCTGTTCAGATGATACTATTTCAAATTGATTCGGATAGATATCTAATCCTAAATATTCCTTAGCAATTTTGGTAATTACTATATCAGCTTGTTTTATTGTTTCCTCGTTCCAATCAGAGTTTGAGAATAACTTTTTTAATTCTTTTTTATTCATGTTTAAATTTCCATTTATATCCTTTACAGGTTAAGGTTCTACCCTTACAACAATTGACTATATTAGTCGATCCTCCATATTTTTCACCTGCTTCTGCAAGAGTCAATTCTTCTAATATTTCATTTTCTAAATTTAGTTTTTGAACTATTCTTAGTTTTTTAGAAGGCTCAATTTTTAGTTTAAAGTCTTCTGTTTTATATCTCCACATATAACCACCTAAATTATCTTTTATACCATTTAAGGCGCTGTTAAGTGATTTAATTCCAACATAACAACAAGCTTCTTTTACAGATGACCATTCTTTTATAAAATTACCATTCAAATCATATTGTAAAATAGTTTTTGTTAATGTTTTAATCTTAATTATTTTTAGTTTAATTTCATCAGATTGTTTAAACATCCAGTAATATCCACCAACGGTATTTGTATGTTTTTTTCCATTACAACATTTAGTTAAATTTGATTTTTTTACTCCAAGTGCCTTTGTAATCTCTGAATAACCATTCCATTCTTTTATAAAGTTTCCATCAAGATCATACTGTAATATTTTATTTATTTTTTTTGTTTCTCTTATTAATTGCTTTGTTTCTTCTTTATGATGTTTCCCGAACATTGGATTTTTTTCACCATTCACATCTGCATGGTTTTCTGACATCTTTTTTCGTATATAATCATTTATTTTTACACCGAAAGACTTTATTTCAATATTGACTAAAGGACCTCCTTTCCAAAAAACACCAATAGAATTTATTATTTTCTCTTCAATTGATAAAGCATTTTCTTCAGATAGATTTTCAAATAATTTGATGTATATGACATCTTTTATTTTATTTATCTTATTCTTTTTTACATTACTATTGTCTTTACAAAACAATCCCTTTTTAATTCTTCTACCTTTTCCCTTTCCTATATAAAAAGGTTGCCACAAAAAACAGACATCTATACCATCATAGTAGTATCTACCTGGTTTTCTTGGATCCATATAACAATAGACATAGTAGTTATTTTGATTGTTTTCTGACATATTCAAGAATTAGTTTTTCAACTAGTGGATTCATTTTTATGCAGTTTTCTTTACAAAATTCTTTTAAAAGTTTGTGAGTTTGTTCGCTAATTTTAATTGTTTTTTCCATAATGTATATATTAAAATAATTTCTCCTCTTTTACACTTTTTTACACTTTTTATTATAAATAAAATAAGTACTGAAACTTTAATTAGGTTTTTTAGTTCTTTGTGAATAGTTTATCTTTCATTTTAATATATACTCTAATAAGAATCAATATTATTATGAAATATTTGAAATATTTTAATCAAATAAATGAGGGACATATAACTTTAAATGCTGATGAACATAGGGCAGTAGAAAGAGTAATGAAGAAACTACCTGAAATGTTCAAAAATAAACTTGAATCTTTAGTTTCACCTCAAATAAAATCGATAGAAGAAAGGTTCAAATTTTTTAAGAATCTCATCGATAGTAAATCTACTAATATAGTTTATGTCGATACAATTGATTATATGACTTCATCAGGTATTAAATCAAAAGTAGGAGTTTATATTGTGAATGAAGATGACGGATCTTCGGGAGAATATCTATTTGGTGATATAAATAACCCAGAAGATAATATCATTTTAATAAATCAAAGTGGTTACTTAAACAAGTCTATTCAAGGCTTGAGAACTACTTTGATACACGAGTTGATACACGCAAAAGATCCTAAAATAAATCAAAAATTTACTGACCGAGTTAAAAATAGTTTTAAGAAGGATTACCACAAAAGAAGATTTGAATTTGAAGCTTTCACAGGACAACTATTAAAT